TATTCTGCTGTTGTTTCTTTTGACATTTTTATGTGGTTTTATTGGGGCGGTTAAACCCCGTTTGGTTTATTATGCTTTTTCTAAGTCTGATCTCATTTCATCTGTAATTGGGTAATCAGTTACACAACTAAATTCGCCATCTATTATGCAAGCGGTTAATATTCCAAAACCAGAAGCTCCAGCAACTTTTTTAATTTTTCTTTTAGTTTCTAAATTTATTATCTGATCGATAAATTGAAAATCTTGTGTTGATGCTCCTTGTGTTATTACGTTAGTTCCCATTTTCTAAGTTTTTAGCGACATTGCTTGTGCAAATATAAGATAAACAAAAGCTTTACAAACTACTATTAACAAAGATTTAAGATTTAAGTGATACCATTTAATTTTTCTATTGTATTGGCTAAAACAGCACGAACAATAGTGTTTCCAGCTTGTTTATATGCTTGGCTATTGCTTACAGGCCATGTGAAAGTATCTGGAAAATCCATAAGACGAAAGCACTCTCTTGGGGTTAAACGTCTGATTTTAGAATTATGATAAATTCCAACTCCACCAAGTGGACCACCAGCATTTGCCCGAAGTGTAGAAAACACTTTATTGTTTGAGTTTATAGGGTTATCACTTTTATAATTCGATATTATTGGAGTACAAACCACATTATCTTTTTGCACAGTAGCCAAGGCATTACTTGTGCCGTTTAAATTTAGCTCTAGGCGTTGCTCTGTTGGCAATCCTACTTCTCGGCTTAATGGGTTTTCGGGGTTTCGTCCTCTAATTGCTCCAATTTTAATTAAGTTGTCTTTTGCGGTTGCGGTTGTAACGCAATTCATAACATCAGATTCTTTAAAGCTAATTTGTTTGGCTTGAAAAGGTGTAAAATCTTTTTTACCATTTGCCATAGCTTCACGTCTTAACCTTTTACCCTCTTCACTTCTCGAAACGTGCGCTATCATAACTGCTTGGTTACAAGCAGTATCTAAAGTTTGTGCAACTTCTTTGCCTACTCGTCCACGTCTTGTTTCGCTGTTTAAATTGGATAAGTTGATACTATCGCCTTCGTTTGCGATTTCAAAACCTTTTTTAGTTGCGGATTTTACTTTAATACCTTTGCCCTTGTTAGTTGAAAGTGTAGGACTTATTCCTTCAGCATCAAATACGTTTCCATTCATTCCGTTACCGCTTGGATTTGTATTTCCTATCTTAATAATATTATCACTAATATCTAATGAAGATGAAGATTTTGTAATAAATGAAGCTGTGTCATTTTCGTACTTATAATTTACTTTACCATTGTTAAAATTATCACTTCTTTGATTCAAATAATTCACCATCTTATCACTTAAATAATACTTTTCATCAACATCATCCTCCAAAACATCTTTTAATCTTTTCACTAAATGAAAAGGTTTTGGCCAATTAAAATTATTATCTGAATCATCACGAATTCCAACTATAAAAACACGTTCACGATTTTGAGGTACACCGTAATGTTTAGCGTTTAAAACCTTGTGGTAAATGTGATAAGGCGTAGAATCTTTTAAGGGGAATATAACCGGGTTTCCATTTATAGATTTTCCTCCAAGATAATCTAACCACCTATTAAATGTTTTGCCAGAATCATCGCTTAATAATCCCTTTACGTTTTCAAAAATAAAATATCTAGGTTTATTTTTTACTATAAATTCGTGGCTGTTGTAAAACAAAACACCCCTTTTATCTTTTTCCCCTTTTCGTTTACCGGCTAAAGAAAACGCCTGGCACGGAGGCGAAGTCATATAAATATCGAGTGGTTTTTTTGGAATTTCACGATTATAAACATCGCTTGGGTAGTAATCTGGCTCTCCGTAATTATGAATATATGTTTGTCTGGCGTACTTATCCCAATCACAAGCAAACACAGTTTTATAATCAATACCTAATTTATCTAAAGCCTGATTAAAAGCACCAACGCCACTAAAATCACTTCCTACATTTATCATAATTTTTTTATTTTTTTACTAAATCCATCCTCAATATCACAAACCAAAATTTGTTCATTACTTAACAATAAACGAAAAGAATCTTTGTCCATATCCTCTTTTATACAATAGTTTCTTTCCTCAATAATTCCTTTTGAGTTAATGCACCAAAAAGGATGGCCCAATTTAATTTTAAACACTCTGCTTTTTTTATCAGCCTTAAAATGACTGAATTCGATAAAATCCTCCTTTTTTGCTATTTTTAGTTTTAGTTTAAGAAAGTGTTCTTTATTACTCATGGTTGTTGTTATATATTTCGTTTGCTTTTTCTATTGCGGCTGTTCTTGCTTCTTTAGGAGCTTCGCAACTAATTACAAATTGACCATCAGCCCATGCTCCCCATTCATACATGGTTCCTAAATCATAGTTAAAGAACGGAGCTATATAGACTTGTGCTTTTTTACCTGTACCTTGGAAGAAGTCTACGTATACACCGTATTGCATAGAGGGTTTAAGGTTTTCAAAATGACTTAACAAATCTTCGTTATCATGATACTCTTCTTCTCCATAAGTGCCTGAGATTATTAACCACTTTTCAAAGTCTTCTTTACATTTTCCTGTTAATTCCATAGTTTTATATTTTTGGTTTTTTAGTTTCTAAATACTGCTCTATTCGTTTTTCAATTATGCCTTGTGTTTTGTCGGTTTTATTAAACCAATCAACAAAACCTTTTATAATACTATACATTGGCTCTGGTTCTTCTGGCTGTTCGTGGTCATGGTATGGGTTTTCTCCTGCTTCTTGTAAATTCATAATTTTTGTTTTGTTTGTTACTAATTAATACCTAGCCCCGTAATCGCTTGCAATTTTAAATAAACTTCCGAGGCTTGTTTTGTTCATTTTTTTACAACTGTCATATTTTTTATCACATTTTTTTGCGTCATAATTTGCATGAAATTTGCTAATATTATGAAAATAACCTCTTCCGTTTTCACCAAATTCACTGTTTAAAGCTCCAGCGATTTTTATCCAGTCTTCATAATTGGACGTAATATCTAAAGAAAATTTATTTATCTCATCAATCAATTTGTCCACTTTCTCGCTTTCGCTTGTAATTGTATAATTATGATAAGTCCCCCCTGCTGCTGGTTTTTTTAGTCTTAATGCTTTAGCCTCTTTATTGTGATATGCTTCTGAATCAAAACTAAAAAATCTTAACCGAGCATAATCTTTACAGCTTTGATCGATGTTAATTCCTATCTTTTTTAATGCGCCCTCAAAGTATTCAAAATATTGATCTAATTTTTCTGGATTGCTTATTTTCATTATTGCATATACGCCATCAATAGAAGTGCTATACCCTGTGTAATAGCAGCAAGGATGATTCATAAACAGTTCTTTTACTAATAACATAGAAATACATTGATTTGTTTTTCTGTCGATGTCAAGGCAAATAAAAGGCATCTTTTCAATTATATTCTTTTCCTCCCGCCATTTTGAGAACCTAGCAGAAACAGTAATACAAGGCAACGCTTTTTTATCCTCTTTAGAAAATGTATTCCTATAATTATCAATAGATTTCTTTAGTCTACCTTTTGGCTTAATGGTATGCCTTAACCAATCATCTAAATCGTAATCATATGGAACGTTGCTTCTTACGTTTTCAAAAATTGAGATTTTATACATCCTTTATGGATTTTGGGTTGCTTGCTTATTTTTTTTCATAGTTAAAACATTTTTAATTGTTGTTGATGCTGTTTTAGTCTTTTGTTGCCATCATTAAAATAATCTACATCAAGCTCACAGGTTACCAAATCAAATCCTAAATTATGACATGCTATGTCTAAGCTTGCCGAGCCTCTATGAGTGTCTAGTATTTTGTCTCCTTCTTTTGCGTAGTTTATTAATATCCATTCATATAGCTTCTTTGGTTTTTGGGTAGGATGTATTTTGTTTTGATTAGTATAAGCCTCGGCTCTACTCATTCTAAAGGCTTTTGCAGGACTATTAAAAGAAGTCCAAGCCATTTCAAACGTAGCGCTGCTAAACTCTTGCATTTTATCCCAAATAATCCAACAAGGGCTATTAATAGGCATTTTGTTTATAAAATGATTCGCACCCCAAATAACTTGATTTTTAGAAACCCTAAATAATTCATTAAAATACTCAACATCTGGAGCTTCATTATCCCAATCTTTTTTTGAATGCTTTAACCAATTAGCTTTAAGGTTCGGATTTTCTATTTGTTTAGTCCAGTTTATCCCATAAGGAGGATCGACGATTGAAAGTTCAAAATAGTTATCTGGATAACGTGCCATCATTATCATATTATCCTCGTTTGTTGCTGTTATCATAATTTTTTTTATTAGTCTGTTAATATTAAAAAGGCAATTCGTCATTGTCATCTACACTTTTAAACACATCGCTTTCCTGACCGCTTTCCTGACCGCTTTCGCTACCAGTGTTATCACTAGAATCAACAACCGTTTTTAAATAGTATTTCGTTACACCTCCAGACCTTTTTTTCATATCAGTATTTTTTCCCAGTATGCGACCAATACCTCGGGCGTTGTATTTTGCTGCTTGACTTTTATTTTGTGAGCTTAAAAAATCAATAACATCGGAACTGCTTAACCACTCTCCAGGATTTCCGCCAGCACCACTACTTTTTTCGCTTTCTGGAAATTTAAAGAATCGAATTATTAATTCCTCTTCATAACTTTGATCCCTAAATTGTTCGTTTCTATCGTTAATCTTTGCAATGTCTTCTAAATTAAACCAGCTACGATAACCGCTTAAATACAAGGAATAAGCCTGCGACCAAATTTTATCCATATCTAATTTGTGCATGTGGTCAACTTCAAAAGCTCTAAAGACTAACCACCTTCTATTACCCGTCATATCCGTTAAAAAAGTGGTATCGTTTACAGATCCTATAAAGCTGGCCCGCCTTAAATAATCCTCAGTAAAATGACCGTAAGATCTACGAAAGTTTATCCGTTGTCTAGTCACAAAACTTTTTAAACTGTTAACGCTGTTTTTATTCATAACCTCCAGCTCCTCAAGGTTAATAAACCAACATTTACTTAAATACTCCACATGATCGTTTTTACCCGTATCAATTGGACCCTCATAATAGTATTCCCGCATAAATTGGTTTGGCAATAGTTTACGCATCCATCTGGATTTACCCACACCCTGTGCCCCTTGCATTATTAAACAAATGTCGTTAACTGCATCCTCGTTTAATAAACATTCAACAGAAGCTACTAAAAAGCGTTTTAGTACCACTTGAAATAAATCATCGTTATCAGTTTTGCAGGTTTTAGCCAAATCTGCTATATGATCAATTTTACCTCCCCAATCATCTAAATCATTAAAATAGTTTTGCAAGGGGTTATATCTTAAACAAGTATCTTTAGAATCAATGTAAGTTCTTAAATCCTTTTCCGTCAATTTAAGATCTTCGCTGATTAGCTTTAACCTAATCGTGTTAACATCTGAATCGGTTAATATTTGCCACTCGCTTTTTGATATTGTTTTGTTCTTTGAGTTGTGAGAACTATATCTGAACTCCTTTCGGCTTAATACGATATTATGTCTGAAATCATATTTTAAAGCCAGATAAGTGAATTGCTCTTTATACTTTCCAGTCTGCTGATCGGCTTCAAATGATGTATCAAACTCATCAAACATCTCATTGTCAGTTTTCGTTTTATATTTCATTTAATTGGGTTTGTTGCTTGAGAAACGTATTGTGGTTTTTTTGCTTTGAAATACGTATATTTTTTTTAAAGGGTTACAAACTTAATGCATTTAAGTTTAACTTAGTAATGACATTCACATATTTTCATAGGAGGAAAATAATCTTCATAATATATTTCACCTGTATCAAAACATTTTTCACAAGGCTTTATCACTTCTTTAACACTAATAATTGAACGTGTAACTCTTGCAAATACTTTTTCTGGATATTCCTTTTTTTGAGCATCTTTCTTAAATGGGCCATAATGTGAAAACGTTGGAGTTTTTTCGTTTTCCTTAGCTATTACCCTTTTTTGATATTCAATACCAGCTCTAAAACCTTTGCTAAAATTTAAGAAATTACCAAACCAAGGTTGCTTTTTAAAAGCTGCTTTAATAGCAAAATCAATTTCTTTTTCTTCTTTGCTTTTTTCTCCCATTGTGCTGCTTATTTTTTAAAGGCTTGCAATATAGCAAACCTTATGATTAGTCTTTAGTTTATCCATAGCCTTTTCAGTAGCTCTATAAGTCTTTTTTCCTCTTTTGTTATCGCTACCATTTCCAAGTAATTTAATGCCTTGACCTTTTAACTCTAAGTCTGTGGTAAGGTAAAAGCCTCTAGAATAGCTTACTTTATATTCAATTGCTGCGGTTGTTGTTTCTCCTAATTCTGGGTAAATCATTGATTGGCTCATAATTCTTTTTTTTAGTTGTTTTAATTTTCTACAAACATAATATACAACATCTGTATATAAACATCTATTAACAAAGTTTTAAGAATAATATTTATAAATAGCAAAGATTGGTGATTATTATTTCTTTAGGTGTGCATCAAGATTCTGATGCACACCCTTGATGCACGCCTATAACTATATGATTAACAGCTCTTTATCCTTAAAAAGTGCAACATTCATTAAAAACAACCCTAACTTTTATATTATTTTATAATAGTTATAGGGGTTTTTTACCCTATGTTGCACTTTCTAAAACCTAAACATCACGTATTCAATGTATTATCTTAATTATAGGGGTGGGCATCAAAGGTGTGCATCAAGATTATTTAGTTGTTTTGATGCACTTTTTGATTACTTTGTTTGCTTAATTAAACATATCAATAACTATAATCTATAATTACCCATGTAAACTATAGACAAATCTTATAGTAATAAGCAGCAAGTGATAGTATGATTAATTGATTAGATATTAATTAGTTAATTCACTCTTTAATAAAGCAAATCAATAAAATAAATAATTGTTTTAAAGCCTTCTAAGCTATTGTATTGGTTAATGCTTTATATCTGTGTGTGAGTGTTGTTTAAGTGCCTTAGGTGTTAAGTGTGGTATGTTAGACACTAATTTTTTTAGGTACTTTGAGTGATTACCACACAGAATGCAATACTTTAAC